AATGCTGCTGAAGCATGTGGTGCTCATGTACTACAAACTATGTCACATCAATTTAGTCCTCAGGGAGTGACAGCAATGTGTTTACTTTCAGAAAGTCATATTAGTATTCATACTTGGCCGGAGAAAGGAGAAGCCGCCGTAGATGTATTTACTTGTGGTAAATCTGAACCTAAGATTGCTTGTGATATTATTATTGAACAATTACATTCACAAAATTATACTCTTGATTTTATTGAAAGGTGACACGGCTTGACGTGACAAAATTTTCGTGCTATACTAGGAACAAATCTAAATGGATTCTATGTCATCATTAAAACGGGCAACTAAAATGCTTACACAAGCATTACAAGACCCCAAATATAGTCATGGTCAGTACGTGGAAATTTTGAAACGTCGCCATCAAATTAAAAAACTACGTCAAAATTTACAAAATTATGAAAGAGCAACTCTTGGATTTGGATACACAATTGATCCAACGATCTTTGAAGAACCAGTCAGTGAAACTAATATCAGTGACTCCGGAAGCGGAGGAGACGATGGCGTATGTAGCGAGAGTCAGCAACCCGAACAACCAGGAGAACCCGAAGATCTCGGGACTACTGAAGTATTGCATTCAACATAATCACTGGAGTGTATTTGAACAAGCACACATGACCCTTGAGATTAATACGACTCGGGGTCTCGCTGCTCAAATTTTACGTCATAGGTCATTCACATTTCAAGAATTTTCTCAGCGTTATGCTGATACAAATCTTTTGACTCAAGAGATTCCTGTACCAGAACTACGTCGTCAAGATATCAAGAATCGTCAGAACTCTATTGATGATCTTGATCCATTGATTATTAATGCTTTTCATCGTCGTATCAAAATGATATTTGCTGAATCGCAAGAATTATATAATGATATGCTTGAAGCAGAAGTGGCAAAAGAGTGTGCCAGATTTGTACTTCCTTTAGCAGTTCCCACCAGAATCTATATGACGGGATCTGTTCGTTCTTGGGTTCACTATATAGAACTGAGAGAAAAAAATGGCACTCAACAAGAACATATGGAGATTGCTATGATGTGTAAACAAATCTTTTCTACTCAATTCCCAACTGTCGCTGAAGCTTTGGAGTGGATCTAATGCCAACTTATCCTGTAATTCATAAAGAAACTAAAGAAACTCAAGAACTCTACATGACAATGGTAGAGTATGATCAATGGAGAAAGGACAACCCTGACTGGGATAAAGACTGGTCACAAGGTTGTGCTGGTGTTGGAGAAGTCGGAGACTGGCGAGATAAGATGAGTAAAACTCATCCTGGTTGGGGAGATATTATGAAAAATAAAGTGGCTAAAGCACCGGGTTCACGAGTACAATGGTAATTTTACAATAAACAATTATGCCAAGAGCTAGAAAAAGAAACACTCCTGATATTGCTGGTATGAACAACAAGCAAATGAAAAGAAGAAAACCAATTAGTTCTGACTATCTTTTAAACATAGAACCTTTAACAGATAATCAACGTATTATGTTTGAGGAATATGGTAGAGGTCAAAACATCTTTGCTTATGGTGTTGCCGGAACAGGTAAAACATTTCTGGCATTATATCTTGCTCTGCGTGATGTTCTTGATGAACATACTCCATATGAAAAAGTATATGTAGTTCGTTCTTTAGTTGCTACCAGAGAGATTGGTTTCCTTCCTGGTACTCACGAAGATAAAGCATCGCTTTATCAGATTCCATATAAGAATATGGTAAAGTATATGTTTGAAATGCCTAATGATGGAGCATTTGATATGCTCTACGAAAATCTAAAGGCACAGGAAACTATTAGCTTTTGGTCCACTTCATTCCTTCGTGGTACTACACTTGACAAAGCTATTGTTATTGTAGATGAATGCCAAAACTTGAATTTTCACGAACTGGATTCAATCATCACTCGTGTGGGTGAAGATACTAAGATTCTATTCTGTGGTGATGCCAGTCAGTCAGATCTTCAACGTAATCATGAACGTTCAGGTATCATTGATTTTCAACGTATTCTTCAACAGATGAAAGAATTTTCTGAAATTGAATATAGCGTAGAAGACATTGTTCGTTCCGGTCTTATCAAATCTTATCTCATTGCTAAAATTAACTTAGGTCTTTAATGAAAATCTTTAATCATGTTGGCTTGATTGAGCCCATTGAAATGAACACCGTTAATATTGATGGTCGGCGTTATTATAATACGCCGACTGGCAGTAAGCACAAATCAGTCACCACCGTGATTAGTAATAATCCCAAGAAGCAAGAGGTTCTTGCTAAGTGGAGAGCACGAGTTGGGAAAGAAAAAGCTCAACAAATCTCTTCACGTTCTTCTACTCGTGGTAATCGTTACCACAAACTGGTAGAAAATTACCTCAACAATGAACATGATACGAACCTTTATCAAGAATATCCTTTGATCTGGGTCATGTTCAATTCATCTCGGAAAATTCTTGACAACATAAATAACATATACTTGCAAGAGGCTGGGTTATATTCCGATTTCTTAGGAATTGCTGGTCGTGTAGATTGTATTGCTGAGTACAATGGTAAGCTTTCTATTATTGACTTCAAAACTTCTGCCGAAGAAAAGAAAGAAGAGTATCTTTACGATTACTATGTTCAAGAAATAGCATACGCTTGTATGCTTCAAGAACTTTATAGTATTAAAGTAGAACAGCTTGTTACTATTGTCGCTTGTGAAAGCGGTGATACTCAAGTCAGTATTCAACCACCTAAAAAAGAATATTTTATTAAGTTACAAGAGTACATACGAGATTACGAAAACAGATATGAAAGAGACCTTAGAGGATAAATTTATGACTCCTACCAGATTCGCTCAGGAGGTTGAAAAAATAGCTCACGAAAATTCAATGAATTATATTGATGCTATTGTTCACTTTTGTGAGTCCAATGAAATTGAAATAGATAGTGTTTCAAAATTGATTTCAAAACCACTTAAAGAAAAATTAAAATTTGATGCTCAAAAATTAAACTTTATGAAGAAAACAACTAAAGCAAAACTTATGTTTGTTTAATTATGTCTGACTTTTTTAAATCTGAAATGGTTCGGGGAGATCTTCAAGAGATGTCAGAACTTCAACAGTTCTGTATGAGATCTATGGTAGCATTTCCTATTTTAAACAAGGAAAAGAAGCGCCAATATTTTGAAGTTCTTGAACAACTCATTGAAAAACAAAAAATATTTCATGCTCGTGTTTGTCTTAGCGACGATCCCGAAGCAGTAGATATGGCGGAGAGTATGAAGCAAGCTGCCGTGATGCTTGGTGCAACACCAAATCAAAATATGGGTTCAATGTTTGATGATCTCATTGAAAAAATTCGTGTCATGAAACAACAACTAGAGGCTCAGGGGGATTGACGCTGCCCTGAGCCTGTGTTATGATGTCTAAGTGATTCAGCGTCACACAAGCCAAATCCAATTTATCTAAGGAAATCCGTATGTCTTTTGCTGATCTTAAGCGTAAGTCCCAGAGTAACTTTGAGTTTCTACAGAAGGAACTTGAAAAGTCCAGCACCGCTACTGGTGCCGACAGTAGGCTCTGGAAGCCCGAACTTGACGCTTCTGGAAACGGCTATGCCGTTATCCGTTTTTTGCCTGCTCCCGATGGGGAGACAGTGCCATGGGCGAAGGTTTATAATCATGCCTTCAAAGGTCCTGGTGGCTGGCTGATTGATGGCTGCCCTACCACTATTGGTGATAAGTGCCCCATCTGTGCTGCCAACACTCGTTTGTGGAATAGTGGTCATGAGTCTGATAAAGCAACTGCTCGTGATCGTAAGCGCAAACTTTCTTATTACAGCAACATCTTTGTTGTCAATGATCCAAAGAATCCTGACAACAATGGAAAGGTAATGCTTTTCAAGTATGGCAAGAAAATCCATGACAAGATTCTTGCTGCCATGCAACCTGAGTTTCAAGATGAAACTCCTGTGAATATCTTTGATTTCTGGGAAGGTGCCAACTTCAAGATTAAAATCAAGACCGTTGGTGGTTACTGGAACTACGATGCTTCTGAGTTCATTTCTCCCGCTGCTCTTAGTAGTGACGATGATGAAATGGAATCAATTTGGAAGCAAACATATTCTCTAGAAGCATTCACTGCTCCAAGTGAGTTCAAAAGCTATGAAGATCTTCAAATTCGTATGGACAGTGCTCTTGGTGCTGCTCCAGAGACTCTTCAAACTCAATCTGAAGAGTATGAAGATCCTGCTCCTGTTGCTACTGCAACTCGTGAACGTAGTGACAATTCATCTTCATCAAAATCAGAAGATGATGACGATGCACTAAGTTACTTTGCTCG